CCATACTCCATCGACATTTTTTCTGCATCACTTGCGACTTGGGTTGGAAAAAAACTATTTACTACGCCTCTGGCCATATTACTATTTTATTATTTTTGATAATTCACCATCTTGTTTATACTTTGCAAAGCTTAAATTAATAGGTGATCTTTGTAATTTATTTGTTGGTCTATACAGATCTTTATGACAAGCCATTACTGCTAATCCCGAACTTATAGCCGCATCAAATTTTGTTCTATTATTTATATCAAATTTAGCCCAATCATTTAATGTGTCTGTAAAATACATAGAACCGTAGTTACCATTGGATTGCAATCCTACGTGTTTATCTATATACATTTCTATAGCAGCTGCGTGAGCTTGCTTAATATCTTCACTTGAGTTAGGTATTCCGCCAACTTCTCTTTCTGAAACTGATAACTTGTTCCATAATTTGTCAGGTCTATTCATTGAATATCCTCTATAACCGCGTCTTTTTAAATAATATAATAACCTAGGTTTATTATTTTCCGCTAATATTGGCATTCCATAAAATACTATAGCCATTAAAACATCTTCAAAAAACATCTCAGCTGTTTGCGGTCTTGCTATATATTCTAAAAAAAATGTGCTAGGGGGTGCATCCTCCATGCTGAATTTAGTTAACCCATGCAACGCGCCTTTAGAACCTTTGCCGTCTGTTGTGCCTGATATATCGTAACTGTCACAACCAAAAGCACCCACGTGTTCTAATCCCGGCCATCTAACTCCATTTTTTATTACTTGCCTATTTTGTAACTCATAAGAAGGAGTCCAACTTATTAAAAATCTTCCATTTGGATTTGGTGTAAAAATTACTTTTGAATCTTTAATACCATTTTCCCACATAAAACTACCGCGAGTTAATACGTTGCTATGTCGCAAATCTTCGTTGTAATCTATTTGTTCGTATATTTTTACTAAATTAAATATACTATTTTTAGTTTCATCTCTAAACGCATGCTCTTCTGTGCGTGGAAACTGTCTGTAATACTCGTTTAAGGCATCCTGGTCGCCTTTTAAACCTTCAGCTTCATTATTCCAATGCTCTATAACTCCGACGTCTATAACATCCCCGTATGGCCCAACTTTTTCTTCTTCTGGTGTGTTGAATACAGGTATGCCATAAGAATCAATGAATCCTTCGTAGTTCCATTCCATAGGTATGAACAAAGAATATAATCCGCTGCGAGTCTGTCCATTGGCGTTTCTTTTTGTGACATCTGAATCATTATATAATTTTTTAAAGTTGTCACCACCTTTGTCTAAAGCGTTTGATGTACTCCCCATCATACACTTACCTATCACTCTACTACCTAATCTTAATGTGGTTTTCGTAACCCTCCAGTTGTTGAGGATGTTGTTCGGCCTTTCCCATTTACCCGATTCGTCATGGACGAGAAGTTTAAGCTTCTCCCCGTCGTATGCGTTGTCACCGGTGTTCTTCCAATCGATCGTGGTGTCGAGACCCGATAAGGTTTCGACGGTGGTGTTACTGTCAAGTTTACGTCTGGTGAACTTGGACGCGGGGACTCTGAAGGCAAGCTCGGTCTTTGGACGGTCCATTCCGTCCTGGATGGGCTTGAAAAAGAAGGGGTAGTTAACTGATATGGGTACCACCTTATCGGTAAACATCTTCTTGGCATCAGCCCCAGACTTCGATAAAATGCCATATCTTGAATCAGAGGATATGGTCGCCAAATTAACGACTTCTCCGCTTGCCATGAATGAAAACCCAGAACGCCTGTTCTTAAGGTAACACATTCCATAGGATCGTACGTCAGCCTTACAAGCTTCCCAGAAAATGTAGAATAATCTATTTGCTTCCCGAAACTCTGGCTTCCCAACATCAATCTTGGACCACTGCAGGTACATAAAGTGAGTACCAGTAATGTAAGTAGCCACACCTTTATTATTGAACCAATGGCCTTTTTCTCTTTTGTTAAACTGTTCATCGATATATGTGCCCCATTTTAATTTGAACTCTTCGGGATATTCTCTCCAATCAAATATACTTTTAATTAGTTTTAATTCCTTTGGATATTCTGCGGGCGTCCACTTGTCATTTGATTTGTCTAACTTTGCTGGTGCTTTTGGCAAAGCTATCTTCAGATTTTGTATATTATATATTTCTCCGATTTGACCCGACTTACTTATAACAACTACGTCATGTTCCTTGTTATAACCATACTTCCATTTCTTACTCTTATTTAGTCTAGATAAAGTAGTTTGTTTAATTGGTGTTATTACACTATATAAACTTTGCTCGTACATTATTTAGATCTTCTTTCTGCAAACCCACCAAAAGTTGTTTGCTCAACTTCTTCTTTCGGTTTGTTTTCAATTATCCTTTGTTCCTCATCAATTCTGCTTAATATTTCAAAGGCATCAAATATAGCCAACTTTTTTGTGGCTGCCGCATTTTTTAATCTATCAGCTGAAATATCATCGTCCGAATCTACAATAGCTTCCTTAGCTACTTTAATTAATTCCTCAACTGCTCTGTGCCCAGCCTGGATTATATTCTTCTTCGTCTCCTTGATATTCATATTTAATTGTAATTGCATTCATGGGAACTCGGTATAACCTTTGCCCGTCTATTATAAACTCGTATTCTGAATTTGGTTTAAAGCCAACCAGTGTATCAACCTCTATATTATTATTGCCGTATTTTACAATACCAATTAATGGCTTTTCTTTTTCTATAGAAATTTTATCTGTTTCTTTTATAGGCATTACAAAAACAAATCCCTCCAATGCTTTCCATTCGGATTTATCTTTGTAAGCGTATATTTGATCCGGTTGCACTAAATAAATATCCTCTTCAAAATAGTTTTTACTATTTTTTTCTTGACCACGTATATCTCTAAACCTCCTAAATATATTGTGATGTACAATAACTTCTAACCCCTCTTTGATTTCATTATACATTCTTGCACGAGGCAACCCTATAACAATACCAATTCTTTGAGTATATTGATGATTTTGTAATTCAGTATTTAATAGTAACTCTTGTCCTTCAATTTCCGTTTTTCCTGTTGTCCTACTGCCCTTCGGTTTTACCAGGTAATTAAATACACTCTGCATTTTACCATGAGAGATCGTATTCGACGGATATCGACATGTTTTTGTTAAAGTCCTTCCAGGGCATTAACATATCCTCTTTTGTTATATAGATAGAGTACTTATCTTCCTCTTCTACTATATTAGCTATAGTATGACCTCCATAAACTTCTTGCCCTACAGCATAATGCATGGCGTCATTCTTATAGTCTTTACCGACGCTAATCTTTCTTATTATCTGCTGCGACATCGGTATATTCTCCAGTTTTTAAATCAATGTTAACAGAACCATACACATCTTCTAACTTTTTTTGTTCAGCTTGAACAACTTCAGCAGCAGCTTTTATTGCTGTTAACAATTGAGCTTTATGAGCTTCAAGACCACCGATTTGCATTTGAATTTGATTAACTTGATTTACTGCGGCTTGAATAATTTCTAATTCTTCCGCTTTAATTTTGTTTACTTTTTTTGCCATTTTATTTGATTTAAGTGATTTATAAGGAAAAGCTTTATTTAACTTTTCTTTTCTAGTTTTACAACCGCAATCTTTTCCGGTTGCTTTTGATATGGTATCAACTACTTTTTTGATACCAGTTGCTTTGGTGATTTTTTCTATTGTATCGCCAAGTCCTTTTGATTCCATTTTAATTTATTAACATTTCCATCTACGCCTTGCCGCGCAAATTCTTTTTTCTGGTGTTTTGCTACAATTAATATTGTGCATTTCCATTTGCCCTTTTGATCTAGCGCAATACGATGTGCGTCTTGAGCCACCTTCTGGTTGAGGTGCTTTAAGATCACCCCCAGTTTCTTTATTATATGCAGCCCTGCCAGCTGCTGTCATGCCTGCACCCTCTTTAGCTTTTAAAAAATGTCTTCCTTTTCCAGTTGTGGTTTTACGAAGTTTTTTAAACGGAGAGTTTGATTGTATATATGTCATTATTTTCCAAAGTATTTGACCTTCATAGGCCCCGCTTTCTTAAAAAACTTACTTGTCTTTTTCTCTAATGGACTGTCTTGAACTTCTACAATATCAGGTCCGCTAGTTCCAGATAAATCATCTACACTAACACCAGCAAGAGCTGCTTTTTTAGCATCAATATCTGCTTGCGAAGCAACACTAACATCTGCATTTTTAACTATTCTTGTTGAAGAATCATCTTTGAAAGCCCCTTCGGTTTTTGCGTCTCCACGACTTTGATGTCTGCTTTGCTCATTTTGCATTCTAGAACCTTTCGAAGCACCCTGAGCATTTGCTAAGTTTGCTTTAGCGGCATCTAATTTTCTTTTCTTTCTTTTCCAAGCTTTGCTTCCGTCGTCTTCGCCAATGTCGCCTATGTTATCAATTTTTCTTTGATACTTTTTTACATTTCTATTAGCTACTTTACCACCTCTAAGGTTTTCTCTAATATTTTGTGCTGATAGAGCATCCCCTTCATCACGCATTGAAATATTACCTTTTGTCTTTTTAACGCACTTGCCGCCTTTTAATTCCTCGTCTGCACCACAAGATTTAACTTTTTTAACGCACTTGCCGTCTTTTAATTCTTCCTCAGGAGTACAATCATCTGATTTTATGGTTTCAGTTTCTACAGGCTCCTCACCTTCTTTAGCTTGTGCGCATACAAATTTCTTACCGGTTTGTGGATCGGTTTTTGTTGAGCCGTCTTTTGTACCACCACATGCTCTTCTATATGCACCTACATGATCTTTTTCTACTGTTTTATCTACGACATCTGCATCTCTAGACTCCTCTACCTCATCAGGGTCTCTTTCAGACGTTGAAATTACTTCTACGGCTTTGTTTTCAGGATCTTTTTTCAACGGCGACTTACCAGCAATGTCATCAATAGGCATATACTTGTTTAAGTTTTTTCTTTCTTCGGCAGCCGATTCCTTCTTAAAAGGGCTATTGCTTTGGCTATATCCTCTTTTAGCGGGAGACTTAGTAGCCGCGTCGCTCGTTGTATTGTTTCCATATACACCAGCAGGGCCTACGTTAAGTAGTGGCTCTTTTACGCCGGCTTTTTGATTGAATAAACCTTTGTTTACTCTTGCTGTTATTGGTAAATTTTTTCCCATGTTAGTTTGTTTTATTCGTCTGTAATTGTTACTTCTTCGATATCTGTTTCCGCCGAATCATCTACACCACTTACATCCGGCTTATCTTTATTTAAATCTTCTGTTTGTGGTTTTTCTTTTTCTTTAAAAGCAGCTGATACTTGACCAGCTACTGAATTAGAAAAAGACTCAGAATCTAATTTTGCTTTTTGTCCTTCTATTAAAGACTCGTTCATTTTAAACGGAGAGCGAGATTTTGATGTGATAGGGTTGGCCATACTGCCACCATAACCATCTTGAAAATAAGCTGTACCTCCATAAAAGTTTTTCTTTTTAGCAGGAGAACTTTCATTTCTTTTAGCAAATTCATGAATAGCAGAATTTAAATTTACGTCTTCACCGCCTACTCCTTGTCTTTTACTTGCGCTGGATTTTTGTTGAAACCCGACTTGATTTTGTTCAGCGACTACTTTGTTTAATTTTTTAGCCTGCCCTCTAAATGTTATTGCCATTATTTTTTGTATTTAGTTACTCTGCCTTTTGTATCTTTTTCTCTTTTTGCTGCTGCTTTTTCGGCTGGAGTTAATTCACTCCAAGTTGCTGGAGTTTCACTTGAGATTTTTTTGGTTGGTCTAAAAGTATTTTCGCCGCCTTCATAAGTTTTCTTACCACTTGGTGTTCTCCAATCTTCTTTAAGCCAACGCCTAAGTGCTGCACCTTTTTCTGTTTTACGTACCTTAAACGGTGACGTTTTCATTTTAAATGCCATTACTTTTTTGAATTACCCCAATTAGCAACGCCAACTTTTCTGCATTTAGCCATTGCCGCACTTCTGTAAGCAGAGTTTTTACTTCCATACCTACCTACTACTTTTTTATAACAAGCATCTTTTTTTAATGGTGATGAGTTTTTATATGCTTCATCTTCCCACTCAAAATCAGGGTGCCCCTCATTCATAGTTGCTCTATCATAAACTTTAGCGGGTGATTGAGTATCTTTTTTCCATGTTACAGTTTGATTATCATATTGTAATCTTCCCTGTGCCATTTGGTCTAAATGTACTTTTTCGTGATCAACTGCTTCTTTTACTTTTTTATCTGATAATTTAGAATCAACAAATATAGTGCCATCACGATTAGCTTCGCCTTCTATTCCTTTCTCTAAGTCATCTTTTAAAATGATAGGTTTTCCAAATTCGGAATCTTTATGAATTCCGAACACTTCATTTAGCGGTCGGAGCTTAAAAGCCATTACTTAGAATATCTTCCGCCTTCTTTATCGCCGTAGCCTCCTTTATTCGCGGCTTGTGCATTTTCTGCATAATGTTTACGTGCAGATTTGCTTAAGCTTTGATTAGATGCTTCTTTAATATCATAAGACATTCCTTTATTCATCTTTTTAGCTGGAGAATCATAATCCGCCCTAGAAGCTGATTGATCGCCGTGAGATGAGCCGTCTTTGCCTTTATAACCTTTATCTGTACCTTTGTAATTTTTGTAATCTGATCTACTTGCAGATTGATCGCCTTTCATTGCACCATGCTTTTTTGCTGGTGAACTTGCGCCTTTGTTACCACAACCTATTTTGTTAGGTCCGATACCTTTAAATCCTGAATATGCCATTGTTTAATATTTAGTTGTTAATTATTTTTTTGCTCGTGCTTTTTGTG